TTGTAATTAAATCTGTAAATCAACGGCCTGTTGTCGATAAGGGGCAATAGCATGGAAGAGCAACGGCGTGGCTGGATATGCGTCGAAATCAGGCGATGACGTTGATGAAAACATGGAATTTGACTGCAAACTTTTGGAGGACAAAATGATAGCTGCATGGATTGTGATCAGAGAAGAGAAGCACCTTGACGACCGCTTTTGGGTGTGCCTCACGAAAGAGGATGCGCTGACAATCGCAGCCGATGTGACTGCGTACTGGAGGGCCGAGTACGAGCCGAAAGCGGTGGACGAGACTCTCTACGAAGGCCAGGTTTTCCATTTTGACGCGGAAGACGGGTTTCGTGTTGTTGTGCAGCCACAAAGTATTCGGGAGCCCGGCGAGTGCGGGAACATCCAGGCTGATGTTTAACGTTTTAAAAGGAGAAAACCATGACCCCCTTTACCACCACCACCTCCATCAAGCTCGGCAGCCTTCGCCTCGACGTGGAAGTTTCCATCGAAGCCTGGGACGAATTTGACATCAACGCAGTATTCCATGGAGACGAGGAGATCATGGATCTGCTCTCCCCGGAAACGCTCGACCGCATTGCGGACGAAGTTGCCGGGGATGTCTATGAGCTCATTGCCGAGCGCCGGGCGAGCGGAGATTAACATGCTCCCCGCGAGCGTCGAACCCATCCTCTCTCCCCTCGACAAACGCATCGGCGGCCTGCGCCGGCTGCGCCGCAGCATCAAGCAACACGCTGCGTACATCGGCGCGCTCCCCACGCTTGCTCAGGAGATTTCCCTCAACCCCGACGGGCCGGGCAGTATCACCTTCCACTGCTCCCCCGCCACCTACCCGGCAGCTTTCGAGCTCCTCGCCGGTCGGCGGGCCGAAGCCACCTCCCGTGGCCTTCGACTCGCCCTTGCCTCCCCACCACTGTTAATCATCCTCAAACGGAGCAAATCATGACCCCTCTTCGCCCTCAAGACCTCCCGGACACCATCGCTGTTCTTTCCGCCCTCGACGAGATTATCAAACGCCAGCAAACCCACGAGCGCAGTCTGGAGCTCCTCTACACAAACCTGCCCGCGTTCGATGAGCTGGCCGCAATCCTCCCCGACTGCTCCGTATCTCTCTACGCCAGCGACGTATCCCCCTGCATCTTCGCCACATTTGTATTCTCCGCCCGCGCCTTCACCAGCGACGCGAACCCCGAGCTTTTCGCCGCACTCGAGCTCGCGGAAGAGCGCTTCGGTGCACAGTTCACGTGCGAGGACAACCCAAACCTGGGTTATCGAAACTACGCGCTCTACTCTCCCCTTCTCAACATCGTCATCCGCTGCCACATTATTGAGAACGAAGAAGCGCTCTGCCGCCGCAAGCTCATCGGGACAAAAAAGAGCCAGCGCTACGTCCTCGCGGAAGTCGATGAGCCAATCTACGCCTTCACCTGTCCTGAATAAAGGAGCCCCCATGCACGACCCCGACGACCTGCTCACCTTCGCTGCCCTCTGCGCGATGTTCATCGCCAGTGTTGCTGGCCTCATTTCCCTATTTTTCTAGGAGCCCCACCATGCCAACCTCTCCCCGTCAAATCCGCCACGTTACCGAGCTCCACCGCGTCCTCATGCGGAGGGATGAAATGAGCTTCGCCGAAGCGGATGCCCTGATTATAGTGGCTCGGGCGCTCGTCGCCGTCGGCAATGAGGACCCAGAAGAAGTCCTCGCCGACATGTTCGGCCTCGAGCCCGATTACGTCTTTGATCTTTTAGAGCCCGTTTAACCTGGCCCGGAAAGGAAAGCTCAATGGAAATCCACAGCTTCTGCCTCGAGCGGGCCAGCGAAACCCGCTCGCTCCCCCAATTCTCCGTCGTTTTCGTAGTCGATTCCCGCATCGCCGCGAGATACGAATTCGAGTGCGTATCGGAATTCACTGCCCTCCACCTCGCCGTAACAGAATTCGAGCGGCAAACCAGAAAGGACCCAGAATGATTGCTGTCTGCAAAACTCACCCCCGCGCTGTCATCCCCGTCCGCGGGACAGCGGGCGCTGCCGCCCACGACCTCTCCTACTGCGGAGACGTCACCCTCCTCATCGCCCCAGGCGCAACTGCCTTCATCCCCACCGGGCTTTCTATTGATCTCTCCCACAACGTTTACCTTCGCTCCTTCCCCGACGGAGGGGAAGAAACCCGCCTAGCCCCGGCCAGCTACCTCGCCCTCATCCTGCCCCGCAGCGGGCTTGCCTGCAAACACGGCCTGGCCCCGGCGAATTCCCCCGGCCTGATCGACTCCGACTACCGGGGCGAGATCATCGTGTGCCTCCGCAACTTCAGCGACGAAGTGCAGACCGTCGAACCCTTTGATCGAATCGCGCAGCTTCTCATTCTCCAGGCGGAATCCGTTTCCTTCAATGAAGTCCCGGCCCTTCCTTCCTCCCCTCGCGGGGAGGGCGGATTCGGCAGCACCGGCCTTTAAAACCTCAAGGAGCTTTCTCCATGCCACGTCCTCGCCTCCTCACCCCCACAGTTCGCCGGAGCCTTCTGCTCCCCATCGACCTGTCCGCTATCCTCGAGACCCTTTTCCACGACCCCTTTAAGGAAAAAGCCCGCTATTCCGCCATTAACACCTACATCATCGGGCTGATTCGGGAGGACCTGCGGAAGAGGAATCTGATCAGCTGACCCCCAGCCTCCTCTTTCTCCCCCCGGCTGTTCAAATACCACTTGACAGCCGAAATTTCCCGTGATACAATCCCACCATCATTGTATAGGAGCCCCAGATGATTGATCCCGCAAAACTTGACCTCGCCGCAATCCAATCTCGAATTCTCGGCGGAGAAGTCCTGTCCGTCGAGGAATACAGAGCCGTCATTGAAAAATACCGCGGCGAGCGCCGCAGCGCGGCCACTTCGACGGGGAAGGGAAAGAAGGCGCCCGTTCCCTCGTTCGACCTCGACTCCGACCTCGATTCGGTTTTTGGAAAGCGAGCCTGACATGCCCTTCCCTTCCTTCTTCGACAACACCATGAGGGGGACGTTCGTTGCCTGCCCCCTCAAATTCAAGCGGAGCTTCATCGACAATCTCTGCCCAATTGAGCCCAGCATCCACCTCCACGCCGGCGGAGCCTTCGCCGCTGCGCTCGACACCACCAGAAAGGCTTTCTACAGCGGCCATGCGGATGAGGAGACCGCGCTGGCCCTCGGCGCGACAGAACTCATCCGTTATTGGGGCGATTTTCCAGTCGAGCACGAAACCAAAAGCCTGCCCCGGATGCTGCTCGCCTTCGATGAGTTTTTCCGCGAGTACCGGCTCCCGGACGACCCCATTAAACCCCTCATCCAAAACGGCAAGCCGGCGACGGAGTTCTCCTTCGCCCTTCCGCTCCCTATCGACAACCCTGATACGGGGGAACCGATCATCTACACCGGACGCTTTGATATGCTCGGCGTCTTTAACGACTCCCTCTTCGTTGTCGACGAGAAGACCACTTCACAGCTCGGCCAGATGTGGCGGCAGCAATGGGATTTGAAGAGCCAATTTACCGGATACTGCGCTGCGGCCCGGGAGTACGGGTATCCGGTAGCCGGAGCCATCATCAACGGCGTTGGGCTGCTGAAAAACGAAACCTCATTCGCGAGGGTGATTGAATACCGGCCCGACTGGCAAATCGACAGGTGGTGGAAGCAGCTCCTCCGCGACATCTCCCGGGCCATTAACTGCTACCGCGAGAACGAATGGGATTTGGCGCTGGACGAAGCCTGCGCGCAGTACGGCGGCTGCGCCTTCCGCCGCCTCTGCCTTTCGCAGGAGCCCGAACGGTGGATTGAAGGCTACTTCACCGAGCGAAATTGGAATCCGCTTGAGAAACACTGATTTTTTAACGGGGGAATTTATGGTTTGTAAATCCCCCACTTTTCCCCCCTCCCTCCCTTCCCCTTTAAGGAGATCCTTCATGAAAATCCGCTTTTACTTTTACCCCATCGACGTTGAGATATCTCCTGCTGAACTTTTCGAGTACCTTCAGTCCTGCGGGAACTTTGAAGACCAAGACGCCTTAGAATTGTCAGAGCAAGACCTTTTTGACGCTCTCGACGAACTCGATGTTGACGAGCTCCGGCTCGATATGTGCGTCGATTGCCCCAAGGCCAACTACTTAGAGCTCGTCAAATGACCACTATCCCCGGACCAAAAATTCTCCTCGTTGGCTCGACCGGGTCAGGCAAAACGCACTCCGTCCGCACGCTCCTCGACGCCGGGCTGGAAGTGTTCTGCGTCTTCACCGAGCCCGGGATGGAAGTTCTCTCCGACACCGATCCGGCCCGGCTGCACTGGCATTACATCCCTCCCGCGTCAACCCCTTGGGATCAGATGATCGACTCCGCCCGGAAGATCAACACAATGGCGCTCGACTCCCTTGCCAAGCTGACCGACATCAACAAGCGCGCGCATACGGAGTTCCTCGATCTCCTCACAACCCTTTCCAACTTCAAAGACGATCGGAGTGGGAAGGAGTTTGGGGCCGTTGATTCTTGGGGGCCAGACCGCGCACTCGTCATTGATTCCCTCTCCGGCCTCAACATCATGGCGATGAACCTCGTCACCGGCACCAAGCCAGTAAAGTCCATGAGCGATTGGGGCATTGCGATGGATAACCTCGAGCGCCTCATCACCAAGCTCACCGTTGACGTGTCCTGCACCGTCGTTCTCACCGCGCATCTCGAGCGGGAAACCGACGAGGTCACTGGCGGGGTGAACCTTATGGCCAGCACCCTGGGCAAAAAGCTGGCCCCGCGCCTCCC